TCTTCCAAATGTGCAGTTCCAACATGATCATTTGTGATTAGATCTATCTTTGTAAAAACACCCAATGAATTATGTAATTGTTGTGCCTTTTTGATCTCCATAAGACCCAATGACAATGCAACATCTTCAGTTGCACTCATAACAATCAATTTTAGATTGGCATTATCACAAATATATTCTTCATTAATTCTTTTAATTTTGCCAGGTAATCCCTCATCTTGTCCTTGCCTGACAGTACTAATGAAGCCAGGAAGATCAATAAGATTACAACTGTGTGTAATATTAGGAGAATAAATTGCAACATCAAGTGGTTCATCTGAAATACCATCGATGTTGTTTTCCTCACTAATTCTAATTCTTGCCTTTGACATGTTTGTAATCTTTTCCCCCATCCTGCCAATCTTTACAAAATCTCCTTCACCTTCACCAATCTTATTGAGGTAAATAAACATTGGTCTTTTAGTTGCCAACCCCGCTCTCTTTTCAAATAAATTATTAATGCTACACATTGCTTCCAATAAAGATGTTTTTCCACTACTCTGATTACCTATCATAACAATTCTGGGAATTTTGACATTATGACCAGCTTTTGATATTTCATATAGTGATTCAAAAATGGGAACTGTGATTGATGGTGAAATTATGGGAACTGTTGAAAAATGCTTTTGGTATTGGGTCAAATATTTTAACATGGTTAACTGTAATTAGATAATATAAAAGGTTATTATATGCATATTTTGACATCAATTTTTATTTGATAATTGTGTGACCAAAAAAATAAAAATTGATAAAGGAAATCTAAATGGTTACTATAGTTATATAATATTAACTACACTCATGTACACACAAGATGAACTGATAACAAGATTCTATGATACATTTGCATCGATCACAAGCAAAAAGAAAAATAGCTTAGTATTGCCACAGATTGAAAGAAAGAATAGAAAAACCATGATAGTTAATTTTCCTGCAATTTGTGCATCATTTGGAAGAAGTGCAGAACAATTAAGAATGTTTATTGAAAAGGAATTAAGACCAGAAATGTCTATTTTGGGAGAATCTGATACAACTGTTGGTGTCAGTATATCTGGAGATGGAACATTGATAATTGCAGGAACATATCCACCTCCAATTATCATAACAACATGTCAAAATTTTGCCAAGAAATTTGTATTGTGTGCAAGCTGCAAATCAACAGATACATCAATTGTTAAAGAAAGTAAAATTACATATATGTCGTGCAATTTTTGTCGAGCAAAAAAGCCAATATAATTTTTATTTATGACTGTAATCAAATGCTAGTAATCAAGAAATATATAAATAGTTATTGTCTGTTTAATAAAAATTGATAAAATAAGCTCATAGGTAATACAAAACATAAATTGTATAATAAAAAGTATTACATGGATCAATTTTATGATATAGCCACAGTATTCCCAGAGATATTGGTTCATGTTTCATTATTTATAGCACTTCTTGCATTGTACTATTTGATATCAACTAAGTGCGAGGACTATACATCTAATCAGAGTGATAATAATGGTGATTCATATGAATTGAAGACAAAAATGACAAAATATGAGAATAAGACAAGTGCAAGTAATATAATACCACTCGATAAATCATTTGTTATCAGAATTGATGGATTGCGATCTCGGGGTCTTCTTAGAAAATTGAAAGAAATAGCTAAAGAAGATGATGATTCTCCACATTCTAAAGAGATGGTGGATGCTATGATTGAAACAGCATATGATCTACAGACATATTTTAGACCATCTGCAATTTATGTCAATAGTAATGAATTTTTGTTGTTTTTTCCCTCTAGTACATACAGACCGAAGTATGGTAAGAAGCGGGAACAATTATACTGTGGCCAGGTTACAAAACTATTGTCACTTGCATCCAGTGTAGCAACATATAATTTTAATCGGCATTTGGTAGAACAATTTGCGGGTACACCACGTGAAAATGATGCCAAAACATTTGCAGGTTACCATTTTCAATCTAAAATAGTTAGTTTTGATAGTGATGAGTTACTAAACATTGCCAAATATTTGGTATGGAGAGCTGTTGGTATTTGCAATATGAGTTGTAGAACTATGTATGCTGCATATTATTTGGGTAAATATGAAATTAGTAACTTTTCAGAACAAGAAAGGGAAATCAAGTTGGCAGAAAAGGGTGTGACATATGATAATGTTGATGATGCAATTAGGTATGGACTATTTTTGAGAGGGAAGGATCTATTTACAGTTACAGATTTAAGACCATCACAATTTCTGGCAGATTTTTTGTTGGATGAGCTACAGTGGGATCTGAATGAATTTGAGGAATTTTATACAGTATTTACACATGAATTTTATAAAAATAGTGATAATACTGATAACACTGATAATGCTGATAATACCGATAGTGTTGACCAATTTAGTGAGGCATTTTCTGCTTTCAATGATGTTGTACCAGATTTAGCTACTTAAATATTTTAATTTATTGTAATAGTATCAAATGTCAATCACAACTACATTTAAACATACTGAATTTAGTAAAATAGCCAACAATATATTAAATAAAAGTGCCTTAATGATAAAAGGTAGAAAGTTTAGAATTTTACTATACAAATGGTGAACACAATGATCAATATACACACTGTTCACCAAATCAGGCAAAGTTTGGTTTATTTTATTTTCACCAATACAAAAATGGTACATATAAAAATGGAACCTATAAAGGCATGGATCTTACATTTGGTAATGATGCACTATTTTGTGGTATTTTAGTTAGATCAATTTATGATGTTGATAATGATGAATTTATCGAAGGACCATGCAAAAGTGTGAACAAAATGCGTGAATTGAATGGATTTGAAACAGTGGTTGATTTTATGAGCGATAAAAAGGACATAAAATTGTATGAAAAAAAATGATTATTTGTATTTGAAAGCAGATGAGCATAAAGAAGATGATATTTATTGTGGCAAACGCGTAGGATTATCCAGTAAATATCCTGAGTATTTAGAAAGAAAATACAGATATGCAATTATGATCAATAAAATAAAAAAACAAAAAAGTTTTGAAAAAGTAACACAATAAAAATTGATAATTATTGTGTTAACTAAATTATAATATCATAAAACAGATACACATTTACCAATGGCAATTTCTACAGACACACTTGCTTTTAACCATTTATGTCTTTCTCCAGATGAAGTTGACCTTGTTATTTATCATGGAAAATGTAGTGATGGGTTTGGTAGTGCATTAGCCGCATACACCTATTTTAAGCCAACAGATGGCAAAAATAAAAATGGAAAAATGGTGGAATATTTTGGAGCATCATTTTATCAATCCCCCCCCGATGTAACTGGAAAAAATGTAATCATATGTGATTTTTCATATAAATCTGCAGTGACTGCCACACTATTAGAACAAGCATCTAAACTTGTTGTTTTGGATCACCATAAAAGTGCAGAGAGTGAACTAAAATCAGTACCATATGAGAATAAAGTATTTGACATGACACATAGTGGAGCATATATTACTTGGAGATATTTTTTTGGAAATGCACCAGTTCCAACTGGAATTCTGTATATTGAGGACAATGATATTTGGTCAAAAAAAATGCCAATGACAAGAGAAGTTACATCATACATCTATTCATTGCCATTTGAGTTTACTGAATATGAAAAAATATTGGATGATACATATCTTACAAGTGTTGCAATGTATATTGGTACTGGGATGGTGAAACAGAATGATGTATATATCAGTCAAGCATTAATGCATTGTTATCCTAAATTTGTAGCTGTTGGACCAACATATTATTTTGTTGTTCATTGCAATTCAACAGTTTTAAAATCAGAAATTGGAAATGCATGTTTAACTAAATTTATGAATGCAGATTTTTCAACCATTTACAGTGTAGGTGATGATGAGTTTTTCTTTAGCATGCGATCAATGGATGATAGGGCAGATGTAAGTATTATTGCATCAAAATATGGTGGAGGTGGTCACAGAAATGCATCTGGTATGTCATCTGGATCAATGTATCCATATGGTAAAGTTATTGATGATTACAGATTGTATAATGCATTGAATACAATATATTTTGACAAGCTTGTGGTTGAAGGGGATAGTCATAATGTTGTGTATATGAATTATGCAGGTCGTAAAAGACATATTGGAGCTTATTTACTGCAGACAAGATCAGTTACCAAAACAGGGACAATAATACAACAGTGCTATTCAATTGCAAAAGTAATGAACAGTGAAATGGAATATGTTTCGGCAGACATTGCAGCAATCTGGAATTATGATGGAAACAAGAAGAAAACAAGATTCACTATGATTTTCAAAACAGGTCTTGATTTGGAAACAAAATTAAGAGCCAAATACCAGGAATATAGTGATTTTAGCATGAATGCTAATAAAATTGTATTTAGTGTAAATGGATGTGTGTGTACACTATAAATTTTATTTATGTGAAAAAAAATTGATTATTGAATGTTATCAACAACAAATTTATAATAATAACTGTCCATACCAATGTCAAAAGTCAAGATTAATGTCAAGCAACTCAATCTGGTCATTCATCGACAATATAACCTATCATCACAAGATTGTGGTATTTGTAGAAATCCATTAGTTGCACCAACCCCTCAAAAGCTGGTCAAACATGATGCAAGTGTTAAAGAGATTGATTTGACATGTAATCCTGTTTTGGGAAAATGTGGTGATGCATTCCACAAAGCATGTATTGATAGTTTGATTGTGGGTGGTAGTTGTGTGTGCCCTAATTGTCATAATCCATGGTCACTCAGTAAGAATCTTGATTCATGTGTCACATATGGGGCAATTAGTGATAAATCAATTAGAACAATCAAAGCAACTCCAATTGCAGAAGTATCAGCAAAAAAGATTGCTCCAACTCCATCTGTTGCAGAAGTGTCAGCAAAAAAGATGTCTTCAGCTTTAGATGAAGCAGCAAAACAGCTTGCTGCACTTCACCCCCCATCTGTTGCAGAGGTGTCGGCAAAAAAATATGTTTCAGGTGGTATGGGTGGTGTACCATTTGTTGATTAATTATTTGGTAAATTCATAACTATCTATCATAGTAATACCCATTTTAGTTAAAATAGTAATTATATCTGTTTTGCTTAAAGTTGTTGACATTCTTTTCATTATTTCTAATTCATGATAAGTTGGTAACCCCTTATATTTACCATGTTGTTCAACAGCAGTAATTGCATTTAATCTCATATATTGCATCAATTCTAAAACCTCTGCATTGTGATTATACCATGATTCAGTATATTTTTTGAGTTTAGATGTTTTAAAAAGTGTCATTTCAAAATTTTCAATACCTCTTTTCTTAGCATATTTGGCAAAACAATAAGCATAATCATAATTCAAAATAGGCACTTCTTTTCTTGATGCATTTTTGAAAGCAACTGCTTTTAATTCAGGAGTAATATCACAAACTGCACGATATGATTCAAATTTTTTGCAAAGCATTTCATAACTTACATCATAATCAACACCTAGTTTTTTATTGACTACATTATGAACTCTCCATAACCAATGTGTTAAACTTTTTCTATCTTTAAGATCATCATCTGTTAAACATGTGTCACCAGTTTTTATAAATTCAGTGTATGATTTACCACAATTACAGCATGGCAAAACATGGCCCAATGTTTCAAAATGGGTTCTATAATTTTGTTTATCTTGTTCAGTTGGTGCTTCAGGATATGCAAAAGTTATGGCATGCTGGCCATTCCATACCCATGGACCCCATATTTTGGGCAATAATCCTACATTTTCAACATCAGTTATTTTATCAGTCATTACTATAATAATCACTGATAAATATGTATATTGTGACGAGACTTAATGAGATTTATCCCCTGCATTTTTATTTGTTATTACTTAATGAGATTGTCCACCGGTCAATTTATTCAAAAGAACTAATTTAACATGATTAGGATCAGCTGATCTATAATTTCTGCCATATGTCATAAGGAAAATATATTCAGTTAGTGCAATAAATGCAAGGATAATTAAGTTGCGCTTTAATGAATCCATAATACTAAAATTCCAATATCGCGATGCTGCAAATGCACCAGTTAAACCAACACCCAATGCTATTCCAACAATTTTAATTGTACTCCAAAATATTTCATCATTGCTTTTTTGTACTGCTTCATCAGCTTTTGTCATATCTGGACGTTGAGATGTTTTGAGTTGATGTCTCAATAATGTGGTTGCTTCTGCCGGCAACAGTTTAATATTTTCTGATAAATCCTCAACTAAATAGTCTACTTGATCCTTTACTATATCACCTTCGATCTTGACTACAAAAGTAAAGAAGAATACTGTTAGAAAAGTTGCAACAAATAGTACATTAATGAGAATATCGGTAATTTCACTGGGACTGAACATTATAGCTATAAAATTAGACCATATAATTTTAATTATAGATACATTATTTATAGTACTAATAAATGAATACTGAATGTGTAACTCCATCTTCATACATGCCTATGGCTATAAACATATCTGTTCATGTTTTAATTTTGTTTACCATCTTGAGCATGTTATTTATGTTTTATATTTCTAAAGTGGCCCGAAAAGCACTAAATAAAGAAATTTCGCATGGATTAGGTGATGCGGTTGATGCTGGTTTTGCCGCAATTAATAAAAACATAAATCAGGGTCTGAATGCTGGTTATGGCAACAGTCCAATGCTTGATAAAATAAGTGATATTCATCCCGAAGTTGCTAATGCCGTTCAAAAAATGAGAGCTGCTGGAAGAGTTGATGTATCAAAAATAGGTCAATCATTGAATGGAGATTTAGTTGATAAACTACGAAAATCATATGAAAAAGTGGACAAAACTGTTGAGACACATAATAATTGGTTGTTCAACAGTATTATTATAACAAATGTAAGTCTATTTATTTTTGTAACAATGTTGATTGTTATATTATTGTATCAATGTGAACAATGTATACCAGTGAAACATATTTTACTTGAAAATGCAGTGACATTCTTCTTTGTTGGTATTATTGAATACTTCTTCTTTACCAAAATAGCAGTCAAGTATGTTCCATCTAAACCAAGTTTAATTGTTAACTCTTTCTTTGAGAGTGTTGAAAAACAATTAGCCTAAAGATGGGCATTCTCACTTACAATTCATCAGTCACAAAAATTGAAACTAGTAACAATATGGACAATATTGTTATTACAATACGTTTTATTCAATTTGTATGACTACAACAAATGATAAATTAAATATTGTTATACATGATGATCATGTAAATGCCACAATATACAATGAAACACAATTAGTTGAAGTTGTAGAAAAATCACAATTGATTAATGCAACATGTTTATACATCAGATACATGTCTCCCGGATACTATAACTCAATTGAATATCCGAAAAATATATTTGATTCATTACATAATTTAGTGTCATTGAATTTAAGTGATGCTGGTTTATCTCAATTACCAGATAATATTTTTATGGGATTACATAGTTTAGAAAACTTAATGATTAGTGGAGAATATACTGAATTATACGGATTTTATAAAAAAAGTTTTGCAGGTTTGACTAATTTGAAAAAGTTAAATTTAACTATGTATCTTCGTAATACATCCAAAGATAAGATACCTAATAATTTATTTTCTCCATTGATTAATTTAAGAGAATTGACTATATGCACCAATAATAATAGTTGTGCAAATCCTGAAAAAATAAAGTCTTTCCCTAAAAAATTATTTTTTCCACTAGTCAACTTAAAAATTTTAATTTTTAGATGTTGTGCAGTACAGAAATTTTATCCCAATGCTTTTAAATCATTAAAAAAATTAAAAGAGTTAACTTTTCATTCTTCCAAAATAGCTTCATTTCCTAGAAGACTTTTATTACCATTATGCAGTCTGAAAAAATTTAATATTGGTTATAATCGCATGCCATCCCTACCCAAAAATATATTCACCAGACAAATGAATTTGAAAAAAATATCATTTTATAATATTGATCTTGATATACTAGATGAAACAATATTTGAACCATTAGAAAATTTAAAAGTATTAGCATTAACACAAACAAAATTGCATGATTTGCCAATAAATATATTTGCTCCATTGAAACATCTTGAAACCCTTATATTTGATTTTAACGGGAACAACACCTTCAATTATGAAATGATTAAACCATTAACTAAGCTCACATTATTAAGCTTGAAAGGAAATAATATTACTGCTTTGCCACATGATTGTTTTAATTCTCTGGAGAATTTGCTAATATTAGATTTGGCAAGAAATTGTTTTGAAAATTTTCCAGAGGATATATTTGATTCATTAACTCAATTAATAAAATTGGATTTAAGTTATAATAAACTTACCACTATGCCAAAAAAACTAATTGAAAATCTTGTTAATTTGATAGAATTTAATTTGAATGATAATAACATCACTGAAATTGCAGATGATTTTTTTGAATCTTTGACAAATTTACAAAATCTATATCTAGGAACCAATAAGTTAACTAGGTTACCAACATCCATTTTGTATTGTAGACAATTAGAATATTTTGATTATTCTAATAATGAGATTACATTGGATATTAGATTTCAACGATTCATTGAAGCTATGGAAAATTATGAAAATCATGATATTTTTAAAGATAGACAAAATGTTCATGCATCAAGTATTCAAACATCAACTAGAGAATCAATTAATGCATTATTCAAAGATCCACGTGATTGTCCCAAAGATGATATAATCAAGGAGTGTTTAACATGGGATATTTCTTGTTTACCTGATCTTTTAACTTATTTAGATGATACAGATGTTCATTCCACATTACTAGTCTCTTTTTATGATGTTTTTGCCAAAGTATTTGGCAGAATCATGAAGCATCCTAATAAGATGGACATAATTTCCAGATTAGATGAGGAACTAAAAGAGAGTGAATGTAAGTGTTTCACAGGTAGACTGACTAGATTAGTGAATTGTCTAGTGGGCTTTTATGATGATATAGTTATTAGTATATCAAATAGTGAAAGAATTAGTGCTATTATATTGTCCACTTTAGATGGTAGAGAGATGGATGATGAGTTGAGGAAAGTATGTGTCGATAAGTTGAAAGCAATTGATATCGTCGATGAAGAGATTGATAAGTGGTTGCCATAATTTGTTTATTATTTCATAAAATAAAAATTACTGCTTGCAATGTCATAAGGTAAACATAATTTTATTATAACCCAAAATGTTGCGTCTTATTGATTTTTATCGGAAAGACACGTATGACAATCACATGGAACAATAAAATAGACCATTTAAATAACAAAATTATGATAAACAATAGGAACTAATATTTATTCTTATTGTTTTTTTATTTATTCATTTTATTGGTTTATGTGATGGGATACCAATGATCATATAAACCAATAAAATAAGCGTCAATGATAAAACTATATGATGGAATAAAAATACTTAATGATCATCATACAATTATTTACATTGTCAATTCTTTTATTTATTATATGATAGTAAATACATATACTTTTTTAAATTGAGTGGCTATATCACTTTCTTACATTGCAGGCATTAAATAAAAATTGATCATAATATTCATTACCTTTTTCTATAATAATAAATATTAAATATAACTTATGCAATCACCATATCTTGAAATCTTAACTGGTGATTGTGATTATGAACCTAAACCCGAAATATGCACATTTCCATTTTCGTGTGATCATTTTCAAAGACATGCATTTGAGAGTATTGAGAAGGGAAATAATGTGATAGTTACAGTTCCCACATCATCAGGGAAAACAGTGGTTGCCAAGTACGCTATCATGAATACTATATTGAAAGGGAAAAAGGTAGTTTATACATCACCAGTTAAATCACTATCAAATGAAAAATACAATGAATTCAAGGTAGAATTGCCAACATCAATTGGTCTACTTACTGGTGATAACAAAATTGATCCTGATAGTAACTGTTTGATTGTCACAACCGAAATTCTGAAAGAATCATTATACAAATTGAGACAAAAGGTAGAAACACCTGATAAAGAAATTAGTCAAGATTTTGTGTCTTCAATTGGATGTGTAATTTTGGATGAAATTCAATATATGTCTGATCCGGATAGAGGTCTTGTGTGGGAAGAGACAATTATTTTACTCAATAGAGATGTGCAGATAATCATGTTGTCTGCTACTATTAGAAATACAGAAGAATTTGCATCTTGGATTGGCAATATCAAGGAGAAAACCATTTCATGGATTCCAGCAACCAAAAGAATAGTTCCGCTAGTTCACTATATGTATGTAGATAAATTGAAAACAACGGAAACAGTGCCCGGTCATGATAGTATGATTTTACCAATTATTGATGCCAGTGGAAATTATAAAGACACAACATTTCATGATGCCAGAAAATTATGTGCAGTTGTTAGACAAATTAGAGAAAAAAAACACAAAGGAACCGATTTTAATATGATATGTCGTCTGGTAACATTTTTAAAAGAAAATAAGATGCTACAAACAATTTTCTTTGCATTTTCTAAAATAATGTGCGAAAAATATGCAGCAATGATAAATGATGATACTTTAATGACAGTTGGTGAGACTCATCAAGTTGAGAAGATGTGGAATTATCATATGTCACCCTATTTTAAGAAATATGAAAAAACACTTCAATATCATACAGTCAAGGGGCTAGCATTAAAAGGAGTTGGATATCATCATTCTGGCTTGATTCCCATATTGAAGGAAATAATAGAAATATTGTTTAAGGCTGGTTTGATTAAAGTATTATTTGCCACAGAAACATTTGCAGTTGGTGTAAACATGCCCGCAAGAAGTGTTGTATTTACCGATATTGTAAAACCCACAAATAATGGGAAACGGTTATTAAATACAGCAGAGTTCCGACAAATGGCTGGAAGAGCAGGACGTAGAGGATTGGATACAATGGGTCATGTTATATTATTACCACTA